TAAAATATTATCAGGACGCTCCCATTTACCACTCTCATCATGCAGAAGTAATTGTAATTTTTCTCCATCATAACTGTTGTCTCCAGTATTTTTCCAGTCAATAGTTGTATCTAAACCTTCAAGCTCTTGATCTTCAGTTAAATACATATTTTTTTTAGTAATCTTAGAAGCAGGGACTCTATAAGCTAATTCTGTTTTTGGTTTATCCATACCATCTTGTATGGGTTTAAAAAAGAAAGGATAGTTATTAGATATGGGAACTATTTTATCTGTAAACATTTTTTTAGCATCCGAACCAGATTTAGATAAAACACCTATACGAGCATCTTTAGTAATAGTACCAGTGTTAACCCCCTCACACGATGCCATAAATGAAAAACCAGAACGTCTAATTTTTAAATAGTCCATTCCAAAACTTCGTTTATCCGCTTTACAAGCTTCCCAAAAAATATAAAAAATTCTATTTGCTTCTCTAAAATCTGGTAATCCAACATCTATTTTAGTCCATTGCAAATACATATAATGTGTACCTGTAATATAAGTTGGAATACCTTTGTTTAAAAACCAACACCCTTGTTCTCTATAGTTAAACTGAGTTTCTATGTAGTCAACCCATTCGTTTTTAAAACTTGCAGGGGTATCATGCCATTGAAATATAGATTTAATTTTTTTTAATTGTTTAGGAATTTCTGTTGCTTCCCAATATTGCTCTTCTTTTTTTTCTGATCTTTTAATAAAGCTTTTAGGAGATTTAGGTAATGCTATATTTAATCCACTTATGTTTATTATATTTTCAATTTGACCTGTTTTTGAAATTACAACAAAATTATATTTCTCATTATATCCATAAGTCCATGATTTAGCTTTGTTTTTTATAGACAAAACATTTTTTGGAACTATGTTAACAAGCTCATTATGTATTTTATTTTGAATTTCTTTCTGCAAATCCTTTTGGTGTATTACTTACTTTAGTGTCAACTCCTTCCAACAAGTCTTTTTCTTCTTGTATTCTTTTTAGTATTTCAAATGCGTCAAATATTGCTAACTTTTTTGTAGCAGCAGCATTTTTTAATTTATCCGCAGCCAGATCATCTTCGCTATCGTATTTAATAATATCTGCTTTTGCAACTTTAATTAATTGATGAACAGCTAATTCACCAGCTTTTATAATCTCTTTTTTTATGTTTTTTATATCCATCTTGATTTCGATTATATTTAAGTTTTAATTTATCTACTTTATCTTCCCAATCAGAGTTTTTTTTATTAATTTCTTTCTTATTCATAATCAGAAACTTTATAAAACATTACAAAAGCTTTTCTTCCCTCTTTCCAGGATACGTTAGGATATTTACTATGAAAATAACTTGAGGGATAAGAAACTAATCTATTTTCTTCATAACCAACTACAGTGCTTAACCTCCATTTTTCTAAAGTATTTGCATCTATTTTTATCATTTTATCATACTCTTCATCTGTAATATCTTCAGGTATTTCTCTTCCATATATATCATGCTCCCATAATGCAGTACCATGAAGATCTTCTTTTTCTCTTGGAGATAAATAAAGAACCAACGCTCTATCAGGTTTTTCTCCATTAATATTTAAGTCAGAATGAATGCGCCAAGAAACGTCTAATTTATCTGTAGCAATTCTAAAAAAACTTAAAATATTTTTAATTTCTTTTCCTTCAATAATAGAAATTTTTTGAGTTATATATTTATCAAATTCTTCATTTGATTGTTGAATATGAAAATCTTTATCTCCAGCTTTTATTTTTTTAAACTCATTTTCGTCTAAATGTTTATTCGCTATTTCAAAAAGATTTTTTTGTACAAAATCATCTACAATATATATCATAATGAAAAGGTTATATTGTTAGTAAACATTCTATACAACCGCTCTCCATCTACATTAAATTCATATTCACTTTCTGGTTGATAAGAAATTTCATCACCAACATTTAAACCCATACTTAAAAGTTGATTGTTTATATACTTAATAGTACCAAACAAAGGTTCTTCTGTAATAGATTTTTTAATAAAAGAATCTTTTGCAGGAGATGGCTTGATGAAACAATATTTATTGTACCCTCTCCATTCTCCATTTTGTTTGTATAAAAAAAACTGATCAGGATCTACAAAAAATAAATTATCTTTAAAATAGCTTTTGCCGCTTTTTCTACGGCCCTGCATATCATTATAAAACTTAAATACATTATGGTGAACTAAAAGGGTATCACCCTCTTTTACAGGCCCTGAATAATCTATAGGGGTTGATACTACAATTGCGTAACGATTTGACGCACTATGGTCTTCTTCTGAAGTACTTATGATAAAATTAGTTTCACCGTAAGTTTTTGTATTATCGTATCTCTTATTATTATAAGGTTTTACAATAAACGAATAAGGAGATTTCATTAAAAATTTATATTATATTCTAAAGATATAGGTAAGGTACATTTAAATTCTTTCCAAAGCAAGACTTCATCCTTTTTCATAATCCAAATTTTGTAAGACTCTGAAGCAACATCATGCTGAATAAGATGTATTCCATAACTGCCGCCTAAAACATCCTGACCAACTATGTAATGCATAGCGCCAGATTTGTAATCTGCTCCGATTGAAATTTTTCTTATGTCCATTTGTTTATGGGTAGATTCTTATTTCTACATGACCTTCATCTATAGCATCTGCCGCAGCGGCACTTGTAATGTTTAATTGCTCAAATCTTGAAAATGCAGTACCTACATATTTTCCAAAAACCTGAAGATCAGAAGTCCCTCCCCTTCCTGCAATCATCCACCAAACTTTACCAGATTTATAGGGTGAGCTTGGTGTTATATCATAAACTCCTGTACCATTTCTTGACCAAGTAAAAGAAAGACCTGTCGTGTTTTGAAGTTCAACTGCAACTGGAGCGGCTGTTCCGCTTTGACTAAAATTAGCTACATAAGACGTATATGGTTGAGCAACTAAACTTGATACTTGAGCAAGTGTTGCTGTTTTTGTCATTAGATTATTTTCTGCGTCAGTTATAATTAAATAATCTGCTGCATCAATATTACTAATATTAGGATACGCTGATGTGTTGCTAATTTTTGCCATGTCGTTTTATTCTACTGCCTCTAAAGGCTTTTCTTCTTCTTCTTTAACCTCACCTGTTTGTAGGTTAATAATTGCATTTTGACCAAATTCCTCCATTAAAGATTTCTCTTGTTCTGCGAATTTTTCTTTGATATCAGCTATACCAGATATAAGATCTGCTTTTTTAATTTCTAAATCTGCAATTTCAAATTTTGAATCATTAAATTGTTTTTGTAAACCTTGTAATAATTCTAACTGTTCTTTACTTAATTGTTGTGACATTTGATTATATTTTATTTATTAAACTTAACACAAATATAAGAATATTTTTTTTATGATTCTAATACTTTTAATCTTGCCTCTAAAGACTCTGTTTTAACTACGCTACTACAATTAATTGAGCATTATTTACAATATCATCGGTAAAATCTATATTTTTTACTCTTAGTCTTACATAGTAATCTACAGTTCCACTACCAACATTTGAAGCAGAACCTGTTGCTTTTAGTACTACTGCCGCTCTTGGTACTGCAAATGCTGAACCTACTTGCGCGTTTTCTACTGGTTTAAAAAACAATACTTTTCTATTGCCTCTTGTTTGATTTAAAATAGTGCTTGATAATTCAAACGCATCATCAATCCTTGATGTACCGCCAGTAGAAGATTGATATTGTATAACTATATTACCAGTATTAAAACTTGGAGCTTGTCCTGGACTTGTATTTACTTGATACATATAAGCTTCTTTAACAATATAGTTAAAATTACTATCTGCTGCTATTAAAGTTTTCTGAGTAGATGCTAAACTTGCAATTTGGCTTCTTGTAAGTTTAAAAGTCATTATTCTTTCGTCTTCACAAAGTCTACCACCATTACTAAAAGCTGTTGTATATTGGCAAGATGTAGTATTGTCACCAGATAAAGCATAGTCTGTACCGTCTCCGTAGTAACCCATTTTAACATTACCTACAGGTTGGTCTCCTGTTGTACTAACAAATAGGTATTGTTCTGTAGTGAGACCTACATTTAAAGATCCTCTTACTCTTGCATTCTTTCCTACGTCTAACGATGCTTCTGGTTCTCCACCAGTTATAGAATTAGTTGCGATTCCTAATCTTGCACTACTAGAACTAAGATTTAAAGTTCCCCCATCAGCATCACCACCGTTACCTGTAATGGTCATCCTTGCACTAGATACTGTTATTCTTTTGGCGTTTCCTGTGCCTATATTTGCCTGAGACATTGCAGAACTTCCTATCGTAGTTCCATTAGGGGTAAACATTGGTATAGAGTTAGTTGTTCCTGAACCTCCTATTCCGCTTGTGTGTGCATCCACATAAGCCTTAACACTTTGTTGAGTAACAAGAGCTGTTGCGCTATTGCTACCCATATTGTCTTCGTCTAAGATTATATTCGCAGAAACGTTTGTCTGATAGTCCCCTAAAGAAAAACCAGCACTAGTAAAATCAGCCCTTGTTGCTGAACCAGTAGCGATTGTA